CCTTGTGCTGATTACGCTCACGGGAGACACTCGTAGGTATGGGCTGTTCCTCGCTGGCATTGGCCTGATCATCAACCTCGGTGCGCTGTTCGTAGGAGAATCAGACGATGAATAAATGGAAAGACATCGCAGGAAGGATTCTGGCTACCTTCCTCACATCAGCCCTGAGCATTGTCGGTGGCTCAAGCGTGCTCAATGCGTTCACTGATACGGACATCAGTGTTCTGCAGTCTGCTGCACTGGCTGGCATCGCTGCGTGCGCACAGGTGATTGAGCGTTTGGCTCGTGCATCGCTAGATGGCAACCTCACCAAGCAAGAGATCAACGAGGCATTTCTGCCTACGAAGAAAGAGAGTAACTGATGGAGTATCCCGTTCTTCCTGTGATTCTGCCGAAGGACTTGGAAGGCCAGCCGAACGGCAAACTGCCGGACAGCCTGCTGCGTCCCGTTCAGTCGTTCCCGAAGGGCAGGATGCATCACATTGCTGCCACTGCCTACAACGCACTCGTGTTGCACGCCTACTTCAACGGAGTGGAACTGAAGCCAACATCAGCAGGGGACTGCTATCGCACCTACGATTCGCAGAAGAGCATGTTTGATCGTCGGTATCAGACCAGCCCTTCAGGACGCAGCCCTGAGATCACACGCAAGTTTGAGGGCAACACCTACTACCTGAAGAAAGGCGTTGCACCGAGTGCAAGTCCGGGGACGAGCAATCATGGTCTCGGCCTCGCCGTAGACATCAGCAACGCTTCTGGAGACAGGCTGAAGTGGATGATCGGTGATGGATTCATGAACTGTCCAGTGCTGCGCTACGGATTCTCGTGGGAAGTGAAGTCAGGTGCTCAGGCTGAGTCATGGCACATCCGTTATGTCTGTGGCGACAAACTGCCTGATGCAGTGCTGGAAGCACTGCAGGCCTTCCCGAACCTGAAGGCCTGATGGAAGCCATCGCTGTTGCGCTCATCGGCACTGTTGGCGTGGTGCTTGCTGCGCTGATACAGACTGCACGCAAAGAGAACAAGACTGATCATGCATCAGTGATGTCGGCGGTTGTGCGCATTGAGGGGAAGATTGATGGACACATCAATGATCATGCACGCACTCAGATGAACGAAGGTGGCGCAGGTCGTTGATCGCTGCCTTCGGCCTGCGCCATCACCCTCCACACTAAATCTAGAAGGATGTCTAATCCCTCTAGCACCCATGTCATAGGATGTGTTCATGACCATACAACACATCCCGAAACCTGCACATGGAAGTCTCGCTTGGCTGCAACTGCGCCATCGCTCGCCGGAAGGCAAGTGCATCGTAGGTGCAAGCGAAGTCGCAACGATCATGGGCTGCAATCCGTACTCCACTGTCAGCGAACTAGGTGCTCGCAAGTTGATGACTCCCACTGTTGGAGAGCAGAACGATGCGATGGTGCGTGGCAATGTCCTAGAACCTGCGCTTCTACAGCATGCGTCAGATGTGCTGCAGCAGGAGATAGAAACGCCGGAGGTCATGTACCTGCACGGCAGGATCATCGCAACGCTAGATGGTCGTGGCACAGAAACGCCAGACCTGATCGTTGAGGCCAAGACATCCAACCACTACGGCCTCGGAGAACCATTGCCGGATTCGTGGTACTGGCAAGCACAAGCGCAGATGCACTGCACAGAAGCAGAACGCATTGTGTTCATCATTCTTGATCGCCACCTGCGCCTCGGGTTTGAGTATGTGCATCGTGATGACGAAGCAATCGCAAACATGCTGGATGCCGTAGAACAGTTCTGCGACATGGTGGATCATGGCTTCGTGCCGGATGCAGAGACACTGCCTGCAACATTGATCGCAGAGATGCATCCTGAACCTGCTGGCGAGAAGGAACTAGATACCAACGCCATTGCACTGATCGCAGAGTGGCAAGGCATAAAGGCTGCACTCTCTGACCTAGAGGCAAGCGAGAAGAAGGTGCGTGACGCACTGGCTCGCATGCTCATGGATGCGGAGTACGGCACTGTCGCCGGACATCGTGTGATCTCATGGAAGTCACAGCAGCGCACTTCGCTGGATGCAAAGGCACTGCAGGCTGACCATCCTGAGATCGCTGCTGCCTACATGAAGCAGAGTTCGTTCCGTGTGATGAGGCCTGTGCGATGAGCGTTTCGTATCGCAAGTCCTTTGAGGTCGTCGGATACACATTCTTCTGCGACATCTACTGCGCCGACTGTGGTGCTGCGCTCCCTGAGGTAGACCCTGAGGGCAATGCCAAGCAGCCCATCTCCCTAGACGGTTTGTGGGAGTTTGAGCCGGAACACAACGAAGGCCAGACCTACCACTGCGCAAAGTGCGAAGAGCAAACAACAAACTGGTAACACAGAAAGGGAAACAACAATGGAAATCATCAAACTACTAGCACAGGTCATGGAGGATGCAGGTGCAGTGCGCAAAGGAGAGCGCAACACGCATCAGAACTTCAACTTTAGAGGCATTGACAGTGTGGTGAACGCAGTCTCGCCAGCACTGCGCAAGCACGGAGTGGTTGTTGTGCCGACGATCAACGACTGCATCTACGAGACAGTGAACATCGGGCAGAACAGAACGCCGATGGCGCATGTGCGAGTCAATGCCACCTACACATTCCACGCACCTGACGGCAGCAGCGTGCAGGCCACAGTCGTCGCAGAGTCAATGGACAGTGGCGACAAGGCAACAGCAAAGGCGATGAGCGTGGCGTTCCGTACGGCACTGCTGCAAACGCTGTGCCTACCGACTGACGATGTTGATCCCGATGCTGACACCTTTGTGCGCAGCGAGTTCGCACAGCCTGCACCGAAGCCACAGCGTGCGCAACTCGGCAGTCGTGCAAACCAAGCACCGAAGCCACAGCAGGATGCAGAAGTCGTGCCGATGCCTGCACAGCGTGCGACGAGGCCACAGCAGCACACGCCAGCCATCAATCCTGCCTCTGAGCCACAACTGAAGATGATCCGTGGCATTGCACGGGAGACAGACACCGATGACGAAACGCTGCATCTGCTCGCTGGCAATAAGAGCCTGAGTGACCTCAACACGAAAGAGGCCAATGCCCTCATCACGCAACTGATGATGGTGAAGAAAGGTGAAGGCACGCTGCAGATTGATGCAGCCGGAAACGCAAAGGTTGTGAAGGGATGAGGCAGTTTGCACTTCTTGCACGAGATGTTGAGGGAAGAATCATCGCGCAGCACTGCTTTGATGCTGAATCAGACAGAGATGCTGTGGCAGTAGGTGCGCTCAAAGTCATGAAACTTGCGTATCCGATGGTGCAACCGTGGTGCGATGCACACATTGATCTCGTGAATGACCTCAATGTTGTGCTCGCTGAGATGGGGAAGAAGCCGGAACGCCATGCGTGATCGTGATGAATGGCTGGAAGCCAAGCAAGAAGAACTCGCACTAGAGGAATGGCACGACCATGACACAGCACAGACACAGCAGTTTGCTGTCTACAACGGCACTGCAGGCTCTGTAAACAGGCCAGCAAGCATCGCTAGGGCAGAGGCAGAGGCCACAGACGGAACACTGTCTGCACGCCAAGCCTCCATCCTGCAGATGCTGGAATGGGCTGGCGCATCAGGTTGCACATGGAAGGTGCTCGGCAACGACTTAGGCCTGCATCATGGGCAAGTGTCAGGTGCGCTCACAAACATGCACGCAGCCGGAGTTGTGTTCATGCTCAGGCAAACCACAGACAGATGCCATCGGTATGTCCACGCCAAGTATCGCTCGTACTTCAGGGACGATGAGGTCTACGACAGACCAGCAAAGACACGCAGTGGACAGCGCAGAGAACTGTTAGATGGGCTGCTCGCTGCATGCCGTGATGCCATCAACAATGACTTTGATTGGGACAGGTGGCAGCGCATCATTGATGTTGTCGTTATGATTGACGCTCATGGGCGAAATGCTGAAACCGAAAGCGGAGTGCGAGGGCAATCGTGACAAGTGCAGTGCAGAGGGCTGTCCCCTCTATGGCACGCTTGGCAAGGCTGCTCGTGATGGCCTTCGTCGTGTCAAAGGCTGTGATGATCCTGTTGCTCGTGGTAGACGCAACCGTGCAAAGGGAGACAGCAAGGCACGCAAAGCACGCAAGGCATTGGGAATAGCCGGAGCGAACACACGCCACGAAGAGCATTGGGGAGGCGTTTGCCGTCTGGAAGTGAAGGCTGGCAAGCAGATTGAGCCAATCGCAACACGCTTCGTGCTTGCTGAACAACAGAGCGAGCAGCACAGGCCTCTCGGTGATGTGAGGCCATTCGTGATGGTGGCGATGCCCGATGGGATGTCCGATGGACTGGTAGTAATGAGGCTGTCCGTGTTTGCACAGTTTGCGCAGATTGCGCAGGAGGCCGGACTGTAGAAGAGGGATGCAGCCAGCAGAAAGGGGACTGGCTGCATCCCCCACGAGTGACTTGGAGGAGTCATGGAAGAGATTAGCAGCAACGATGCTGTTCCGCAGCAGTTTGTGATTGTGCCGATGTGGGTCATTGAGTTGCCCATCACGGCGACAGCACTGCGTGTCTACTGCGCCATTAGAAGTCATGCTGATGCACGGACAGGCAAGTGCTTCCCGTCACGCAGGAGGATCGCCATCCTTGCGCAATGCAGCATGCCTTCCGTTGATCGTGCCGTGAAGCAGTTGGTAGAGCATGGTGCGCTCGGTGTCAAGAAGCGCAAGAGTGCCAGTGGTGATCAGACGAGCAACCTCTACACAGTGTTTGCCCAACAGAAGCGTTCTGCACAGCGTTCTGCACAGCGTTCTGCACAGGTAGCCACAAATGATGAGCCACCTAGTGCAGATAATGAAGTGACAGGTAGCCACACAAACGAGGCACTAACTAACTTCATAATGAACCACAAACAAGAACAGGATGAGTATCCTGTCGTAACGAAAGCGCAAAGAAGCAGGCCGATGCTGACACAGCAGAACGAAGCCTGCATGGACGCAGTGGATAGGACACTGCGAGCAATCAGAACACGCAGCGCAATCCTGAAGGAGCAATGACATGAAGCAAATCTGGCATCTCTATTTCCGTTTACTCGCTGGCATCGTGGCAGTGTTTGCCGTCATCGGTGCAGCCCTCTACAACTACGAAGGCAAGCCCGAATCCACGCTGCCTCCAGTGGTATCTAGCGTCGCCGTAGCGGAGACATCCACCACTACGAGCACCACGCTGCCAGCCAGCACCACAACGAGCACCACGGAGGCTCCTATCGTGCTGGATGCTGCAGCACTGGAGTACCTCCGTACAATCACCATTGATCAGGCGAGACAGCAGTACGGCAGATGCGGAGAATGGCATGACCTCGCACTGCAGGCCGGATGGACAGAGGCCGAATGGCCTACCCTTAGCAGAGTCCTTTATCGTGAATCACGCTGTGTTCCTGATGCATGGAATGGCGCAGACGCTGGCCTCACACAAATCAACCGGATTCATAGGCAGTGGATTCAGGACATGGGCATGACGCATCCAGACAGCATGTTTGATCCCCTGCTCAACCTGCGTTTCGCACGGATGTTGTGGGAGAGCAGCGGATGGAGGCCTTGGAGATACATCCAAGAGTAAAGCGTAGACAGATACTGCTGCTTCTGATAGATTTGCTGTGTCGGCAGCAGCCGACCTTCTAGAAAGGCAAAGGCAGCGAATGTCCATCCGTAAAGACCGAACCGAAATCCGTCAGCGTGCATCCCACCTGATTCGTGAGGCGAGGAAGAAGGAGAACTTCAGCCAGTCGCAGTTGGCTGTCGCCCTCTCTGTCTCGCAGCCTCTTGTCTCATCGTGGGAGTGTGGCAAAGTCACTCCGGGGATTGATGACCTCGTTGCGATTGAGTCTGCGCTCGTGATGGAAGCAGGTTCACTGATCCTCGCCATCGCATACCCTTCTGTTGCTGGCAGCGAATGATCGCAGCAGTGTTGGGCGTTGCAATGCAGACAGGTTGCAATGGAACAACACGAAGAGCAACCAGAAATCGCTATCCATGATGTATGGACACAGCGTGAGAGGCCGGCGAGACTATCGCCAGAGCCTTTACTGAACATGACACGAGACTTGCCTGTCCGTGAGGCAGCAGCAATGCTCGGTGTCAATGTTGGAACACTGCAGAAGTGGCGTACAGGTGAAAGCCAACTTGGTTTGCACTACGCAACAGCAGATCGCATTGCAATCCGGCTCGGCACACATCCTGCCGTGCTTTGGGGAAGAGAGTGGTGGAAAGTATGAACGGGAAGTGGCGCATGATCAAATGGCATGACGGAGAGCGCACCATTGGTGAGTCAGCAACTGATTGCCTGCGCAAACTCTGTGGAGGATTCAATCCTGCATCAGTGAGCGAACTCAAAGTTGTGCTCGCAAAGCGTGGTGCAGTCACGCCTCCATCAAACGCAGAAACTGATGAGGCGTTCCTTCAGCGTCTCGCTGATCACGGCATGTTTGAGTTCAGGCCATTTGATGATCGTGCCTGAGGTGGCACTGCTGTTGCGTGCAGCCACCTGCACAGCCTGATTCTGGCCTGCAGGCCACATCATTTCTGCATAATCCCTGCTCACAGGCATGGCATTCTCTGCAGCCCTACTATCAGGGCTGCTAGGCTGATTGTCGTGGTCACCCCGACCACCACACAGAAGGGAATCAGCAAATGCCTATCGGACAGAACCACGAAGCGAGGAGCAGGTACATCGCAGCAGTTGCGCTGCGTGACGCAGAGCCTGCACTCAACTTCACGCAGATGGCTTCACGCCTCGGATACCTGCGTGCATCAAACGCACGACACGCATGGATTCAGGGTCTGCGCCTCCTCGGTCGTGACAGCGAAGTGCCGTCGCCTCGCCAGCGCACCATCAGCGTTCACACTGGACGCACCACACACAGCATCACCATTGATGATCTTGATGCCTTTACCACGAAGCACAACTTCACCTTCGGCATTGAGATTGAGTGCGTCGGCCTCACCACACACAGAGCACAAAGTGCTCTGATCGCTGCTGGCGTTCGCTGCGAGAACTACGGATACGACCATCAGACTCGCCCTGAGTGGAAGGTGACCACGGACTCGTCGCTCAACTCACGCAACGGCAGTGCAGAGGTCGTGTCGCCAGTGCTGCAGCACAACGATGGCCTCAACGAGGTTCGCAGCGTCATGAAGATTCTGCGTGACGCAGGTGCAAGAGTGAACTCATCGTGTGGCATGCATGTCCACTTCGGTGCGGACACGCTCAACGATGCGCAGATTGCGCTGATCGTGGAAGCGCACACATGGTTCCAGCCTGCGTTTGATGCCTTCGTCTTGGAGCGTCGTATTGACAACAGTGGCTTCTGCAGGCATCGCACTGCACACGAGGCACTTGGCACGGCACAGGCACTGCGCTACGAGGGTCGCCGTGACGCACTGCGCAACGAGGATCGGAGCGACAGGTACAAGGCACTCAACCTGCAGTCGCTGCTCCGTCACGGCACGATTGAGAATCGCCAGCACCACGGCAGTCTCAACGGCCTCAACGCAACAGCATGGATTGCCTTCAACCAAGCGTTCTTTCAGGCTGCTGTGGATGGCGTGCTCATCTCTGCCCTTCCGATGGCAGATACTCGCACGCAGCCTGAGCGTGCGTTCTCGTCGCAGAACGGATACGAGCAATGGCTGGAGGACAATGTGGATGAAGAGAACCACTGGCAGCACAAGGTCACCATGTGGGAAGGCAACATCTGGTCACGCAAGTTGACTGTGGCTTTGCGTGCAGTGTTTGGCGACGAGGCTGTGGATGTGCAGCATCCTTCGCTGGATGACCATCACCTGAGGGGATGCAATCTCCAGCGCAGCGCACAGAAGATGGCAGCGCACCTGCTGGTCGGCATCCTGCGTGACCACAACTACATCACCGAAGAACTCGCCACCTACATGTTTGAGCGAGCCACCAACATCCCGACACGGACAGTCTGAGAGAAAGGAAAGATAATCATGTGTGGTATCGGAGCATTCCAAATCGTGAACAATGAGGTTGATCCGGCAAAGGTGGCACGAGTGCTGCTGCGTCTGCTGCAGGTGCGAGGCACTGATGCATCCGGCGTGGCATGGCACGCCAACGGTGAGACCTACATCTGCAAGGACAACTGCGCTGGCAAAGAGTTGGCACGCAGGCTGCCCAACGGCATCGGCACGACAGGCATTGTCCACACTCGTTGGGCAACGCAAGGCGATCCGGCAGACAACAACAACAACCATCCGATTGATGTCGGTGGCCTCGTCGGTGTCCACAACGGACACATCTCCAACGACAAGGAGGTTCTGAGCATGCTGCCCGACTACAAGCGTGCAGGCAAGGTGGACAGCGAGGCAGCGTTCGCAATGCTGGCGCACGCACCTGCAGGCACAACGCTCGGAGAGCGCATCAGCGCACTGCGTGGCACGATGGCCTTCCTGTGGCTGGAGTCCTACGATCAGACGGAGACACTGCACGCAGCACGAGTCTCGTCTAGCCCTCTGTATGTCGCTCAGACTGTGGCTGGCAGCGTGCTGTTCGCATCAACGGCAGACATCCTGAAGGAGACTGCGAAGAGGTGCGAGATGCAGATTGAGTTCATGCAGGCACTCTCTGAGGGTACATACCTCAAAGTCCGGCACGGCATGATCGCAGAGATGCGAGAAATCCCTACGCCTCCGAAGCCTGTGTATCAGACCTCCTACAAGATGCCTGACTACAGCCACGCCAGCGTCTACAGCAGCAGCAGCCGACGCAACGACCCAACACTCTTCTAACCCAAGCACGCTCCGGCGCATCAGCAGTGGTGCGCCGGAGCACCAACCAGAAAGGAAAGCAATGAAGCCCAAAGGAACCCACAGCATCACGGAGGTACGCCTCCTGATCGCTGTCCCGAACAGCACCACGAATGCACTCGCACTCGTTGTGGATGCCATCAGCGAGGCAGACTGCCTGCTGCTGGAGTACGCAGCGCAGCCGATGCAGATCGTGCCAGCACAGCAGCAGCCGACGCAGCAGCCGACGCAGCAGGCCACCACGAAGCGCAAGCGTGGACAGCGTGTCCTCGTGCCGACAGCGAACAGCATGCAGCGTTGGTCGCTGGAGGATGTGGAAGAGGTGCTCGCAATGAGCGCAGCAGGCAAGAGCCTGAGCACCATCGCCAAGCGTTTCGGACGCAGCGAGAAGTCCATCTACCACTGCATCAGGATTTGGGGATCGTGATGCCCGACAGACCCACATTCACCACATCGCATCAGCGTGCAGACTCCGTGTGGATTGACGACCCCGAAGAGTTCATCGTGGTCTACAGCACTCTGACGCTGCCGTTCCGTGAGTCCGTCAGGATCAGCAACAGCGAGCCGACACACTCAGAGCCTGTGCCTGTGCGCACATACCTGCTCGGCATGCTGGAAGATGGCGCAAGTCATCTTGGCCTGCAACTCAATCAGAATCGCATCTACCACAACCTCATCACAGAGGAAACGATTGAGTGCGTATCAGTATCGGCAATGGCACATCCCGACTGGACAGTGCATTTCGTGCAGGCTCTGAGCGTGATGCTGCCTCCGCAAACCTTCCAGCGTGTGTTCCAGCGTGCAGTGCTGCAACTCAAATGGTACGAGATCACTGATAGGACTCGCTCCTACGAGGAGAATCCCGTGATGAAGGAAGGATGGGAACTCATCTTCCGCAACATCCAGCGTGGAAGGACTCCGTTCCAATGCGAGTCGTGAACGAGAGGCGTTGGAGACGCACGAAGTGGATATGCGTGCTGATTCTGATTCTCTGCATGTTCTGGGGAGTCGGAGGTGAGAAGGAACTGAACAACCCCATCGTGTCCTTCGCACTGATGTACCCAACATGGATGCTCGTGAACAACCTCACGAAAGAATGGAGGGACTACTAACAGAACACATCACAGACATTAGGGTCGGGGATAGAACTCCCATCAGTGGCACTGCGCTCCTGATGGGAGTTCTTCATTTACAGCCACGAATCTGATACCGTCAGAAGGTATGGCAGCAGCAAAGCAGCACAACATCAGGCCGGAGATCAGCAAACTCGCAATCCCACTGGAATCAGTGACTCCGCACCCACGCAATGTCCGGCAAGGTGATGTCGGCGCAATCTGCCAATCGCTAGAAGCGCATGGGCAATACCGACCCATCGTTGTCCACACAGCCACCAATCACATCCTCGCTGGCAACCACACATACGCAGCAGCCACAGCACTCGGATGGAAGAAGATCGCTGCAACCTTCGTGGACTGCGATGACGAGCAGGCTTTGCGCATCCTGCTCGTAGACAACCGTGCAAACGACCTCGCAATCTATGACGATCACGCATTGGCTGAACTACTGCAGGAACTCAACGCAGGTGAAGGCCTCGCAGGAACGCTCTTTGATGGCGATGATCTAGACGACCTGCTGTTCCGCATCAGTGGCACGCTTGGCACAGGCCATCCGACGCTCTCAGCAACTGATGCACTAGAAGGCTACGAAGGCCGTGACACGAAGTCCATCGTGCTGCCGTACTCCACTGCTGAATACAGGGAACTGATGGAGAAGTTGGCTGCACTGCGCAACAGGCTCGGCATTGATACCAACGCTGAACTCATCGCTGCACTCATCAATGATTCTCATGCAAAGAGTTGATGTACCTCGTCGCAAAGATGCTCTGAGCAGCATCAAACTGAACAAGACGGTTGCACCACAACTAGAAGGCATCAATGATGATGTTGTCCTGCATGACGCAGAGACAGGTGAAGTCGTTGCAGCACAAATCGTGATGCCTGCACTGAATGATGTTGGGCGTGAACTCGCACGCCACCTGCGCTTCGCAAAGTTGCCGTGGACAGACCCAAACGGCACGCTCACGAAGAACGAACGCTTGTCCGGCATCGGTGCGAACACAATCGCTGTTGGCTACACAGCACCCAACAAGATGTACAAGCGATACGCAGCCAAACTCGCCCCTGTCCACATAGAAGCGAAGCCAACAGGGGATTTGCTCTACAAAGTTGTGGAAAGCCTGTGGACAACCTTCCAAGAGATACTTCCTGAACAGGCTGCTGCGCACGATGAACTCACACGCAGCCAACTGCACTCAGACTGGCTCTTGCAAGACACGCCATTCTCATCGGGCATCATCAACGACAACGCTGTCTTGCCGTACCACAAAGACGCAGGCAACATCAAAGACGCATGGTCAATGATGCTCGTGCTGAGGCGTGATGTTGATGGTGGATGCCTGCATGTGCCGGAGTACGACAGCACCTTCGC